TTGGCTGAAGAAGAATTCAATGAAGAGTTAGGTAATCCAAGAAAACATGCGTAACCAGAGGAGTCGCAGCCTGTGAATTTAATGACATTGGAGCTACAAAGAGAATACATACGATACAGAGCCAGGAGAGGCTTAATATCTGCATTGGATCAATGTAAAAAGCTTAAAATCCTGGACGCTGAGTATGACGCGTCACATCCCATTCAAAATCAATCCAATGCACTGACCAGTGAATCTTTAGAAGATGCAATCGTTGCACTGAAAAACATGGCGCAGGACCCTGAAAAAGTGATTACAATCTTTGGTAGTTGCATCTCAGCTCCAAATCTAGAACAAACCCTCAGTATTTCCAATGTCAATGACCCTAATAATTGGACATCAGGTGTGCAGACAGTTGGAGAAGATATAACCGAGGAGGAAGCTGAGATGGAGAGGTTACGAGGAAGTGCTATAAAATACCGAAGATTATTTAGAGGTTCATATGAGTTAGATCCTCACTCAGCTCGGACTAGTTCCTATCGCGGTGATTGGCATTTAGCTCGCTTTGAATATGGAAAAGGTTTAGAAATATTGGAGAACCACAATGCAACTGCTAAAACACTCACCACCCAAACCCAGGAAGCGAAAAAAGCCGCAGAAGTAGAGAACCCATATACCCACCCTTTTTACGGCTCCTACCAGCCTACCATCACTATCAGCGGTAAATCAGCAGCCAAGAAAGAACCACCCCCAGCGCCGACCTACACAGAATCGCCTGACTGGTGCAAGCCAGCACCTATCGGTGTGATTGGTGGTGGGAGGCTGACGAAATTATGAGTTTCTTTGCGAGAGGTGATTTTTGGGATCTCCTACAACCTGGAGTTAGAAAACAAGTTGAATCTAAAAATTGTATGTTGATGATGGATGGGTTTGTACCAGCAGTAGTGTTTGAAGATGCTGTGGTGGAAATTGATTTGATCAAGGTTGAAGGTTATTTTGACAGTGAGAGTTACACAGCACTGAGGAATTACATTTTTGAATTGTGTGGGCAGGCACTGACGAAGAACATTGAGCGAGACCACCAAAGATCAATGCGTACCAGGGCTTCGCATGACTCCAAACTTCACTGATAAGCAAACAAAAGCGCTCCAGCGCGTAGAGGCTGGCACCCCTATTGACCTGCTTGCCCAGGAATTGGAGACTAAGGGCATGTATATCACTTCCAGTCTCAAGGGTGCCGCTAAGAAATACCCGTCTTTTGAAGAATTCTCCAAGTCATGGCCGGTTTGCGCGTCACACATCACCCCCGGCGTCGAGAAAGGCAACACCAGAGCCATGTTTGGCAGCACTTTGGACAAAATCGCGGATGAAACAGGCCTCCCGCGCTCAAAACTGCAAATTTTGAAGCAAAGAGTCAATCTGGTCGAAGAAACCAAGCTGTCCAACCCTATCGAGATCACTGATACGCAGATGCGCTCGGAGGTCAAGAAGAAAATAGCGATGGTGCTGGGCTATATCGACAATTTCTCCTTGGCAACTGCCAAAACCAGTGAACTATCCAGTATTTTTAAAGTGTTGTTCGAAGCTAATCAACTGTTGGAAGGCAAGCCCACGACCATCATGTCACGCGAGGACCGCATACACATCACAGACTTGATCCCTAAACTTTTAGAGGAGGCGCAGCGCCGGGGGATCTCTGTAATCAAAGATGTGGAGGGACAAGTCATCCAGAACGTACCAGCCAAAGAGAAACCACTGCGCTCACCACCGACACAGGGCAGCTGGTTCCCTAACGGCGCGACCAAGGCGTACTTTGATCGGCACAAGTTCAAGTGGCCAGGAGATCCAGACGCACCGAGAAACACCAAGTGGAAAGACATTGACGAGGAGGGCTATTGACATGAGAGATGACTCAAATGTGTTCGGTATAGATGGGACTATCTTACCAAGATCAGTCGATAATCTACTGGACAAGCTAAAAGAGTTACATGAGAAAAAAGGGGTGGTTGAGTTATTCATTCTTGGGAAGTACAGAGATGGATCTGATTTTAGACTTCTAACAGATCAGACAAACGCCGAAGTTTCTTATGATCTGGTCCGTGAAATTATTCGGATACATAAAGACGCTTTTTCTGATGTTCCTATTCCCTTTGATGAGGACGACCCAGCATGAAACCTCCTCAGACGCAAGCACAACTCCGCGCCCAGGCGCTCAGCCTTGGCAACAAGCAGAAGTTCTTTTCTCGGCTTTTTATGGCTGCTGTCATGTTCGCGCACAGGGAGGGGTACGAGGTCGTTATTGAGACAGTGTACCGCGCTCCTAACTACACAAGATTTCTCATTAGCGAGGGTGCAGTAGCGAATGTAAATTCCCTTCATGGGCGAAAACTGGCGGGCGATATCAGTCTGTTCAAAGACGGTATCTACCTTAAAAATACTGAAGATTATCGCTTCATGGGTGAGTATTTCGAGTCCATGGGCGGCACCTGGGGTGGTCACTTCGATGATGGTGGTCACTTCTCGATTGAACACAACGGGGTGAGGTGATGTGTGATTCAATAAATGCTGCATTCTTTGAAAAGCACAAAAATATCCAATCTGAGTGGCGAAAAGCGAAGATGGTAGAACTTCGTTTAAGACGATACACTAAAATGTCAGTTGAAGAGTTACAAAAATTAAATTGTAAAGTCTGCGGTAGAGGACCTAATTGGGCCACCCAAGAGAGACATGATATATGTGCAGAGATAGGTGTTCAGATGGAAGCCCTTTTTGGATATGTTTTCAAATGAACACAACGGGGTAAGGTGATGACGAAGATAGAGGATGATATGGCTTCGCTTGAGAGAGAATTAAATAAGCTTCTACAGTGCTATCCAGATCTTCCTTACGCATGTGTAATTGGTTGCCTCCACCTAGCGCTTAGTGACATAGACAAAACTGCAAGTGGGTTGCCTATCGATAATTACTGCTTAGTAGATTTTATCGATAATCGATGAGCACCTTCGCTAGAACAGAAAAGGAAATCAAAAAAATGTCGGACAAGGAATTTCAAGCGTTGGTTAGTGCCACGGTTGAGGTTCAACAACAGGATGTGCGCGAGAACCAGTTGCGATACTACAAACCAGCCTCACCTCAATGCAAAGCGATACATTTCCTAACAGAGCAAACAGTCGGTATTGGCGGCGGTAATGGCAGCTCTAAAACAGAGACCAGTCTCGTTGAGTTGGTTATGTGTGCAACAGGAATCTTCCCGGACGACCTAAAAGAGGAACTTGGTGAGGAAGTTATACGCAACAAGTGTCGAGGGCCAATGAAATGCAGAATCATTGTGAAATCACTGAAAAACCAGCTCGAAGCTATAATGCTGAAGAAGCTCAAATGGTTCGAGTGGACGGGATTGCTACCTGTGGGCGGGTCGAAGGGACATTGGGGGTGGTTGCCGAGGACGAGCTTGATCGACGGATCTTGGGACAAATCCTGGATCGCTGGGAGAACGACACTAAATTTTTATTGTCGAGATCCTTATACTGATAAGATACTTGGTGTTTCGAATATCCAATTTATGTCGAGCGATCAAGAAGCGCTGGCGATGGCAGGTAATGATCTTCAGTTCGTATTGATGGACGAACCAAGTACTTTGGCGATTTGGCGGGAGAACCAATCAAGAGTCATGCGTGGCCAAGGGCGAATTTTCTTGGCGATGACGTGGCCGGATGATCCTAGCATCCCAGTTGATTGGATCTTCGATGAGATTTACGACATGGCAGAAAAGGATGAGACTGTTGAGTGGGTAGAACTGAGAACTTACGACAATCCGCACCTGGATCAAGATTCTGTGGTTGCCATGGCAGGTAAATTATCGGAGGACCTTCGTAAAATTCGCTATGAAGGTAAACCGATGCGGTTCTCCAATCTCATTCATCCTTTGTTTTCAGATCGCACAATGCATTGGTGCTTCGACTGCGGAAAAGAAGTAGAAATAGTAGCGACGACACCGCCTATCTGTGGGATGTGCAAAGGCTTTAGAATCACAACTTATAATCACGTAGAAATGTTCGATGTCCACCCTGAGTGGCCGACAATATTCTTGCTAGACCCGCACCCGCGCAAACCGCACATGTGGTCATGGGTGCAAGTCGATCCACAGGATGATCTCTGGCAAATTGCTGAGGGAGAACTTGATCAGGAGCCCAGTAAAGTTGCTGAGGTGGTACAGCGCGTAGAAGCTGAGATGTGTTTAAATATAGCCCAGCGCCTGATGGACCCCAACATGGGTGCCCAGGTGTGCGGAAAGCGGCGCGAAGTAACGTGGCAAGATGAATTTCAAGCAAACGGGTTGCCGTGTGAATTAGCAATAGATTCCGGTGTAGGTAGGCAGGTTATTAACGAGCGTTTAAAACCTGATGTGGATACTTATCAACCTCGTATCCATATTCATTCGCGCTGTACACAAACTATTTTTCAAATGAAGCGCTACGTGTGGGACGAGCACCGACTCAATGCAGAGAAAGATTTGAAGCAGGTTCCTAAAACGAAAAATGATGACTATCCTACACTATTGAAGTATTGTGTGAATTCCCAACCTGTTTTTAGAGGCTTAACGCCTGGAGGTGGGGGTGTTATCAGTACAAGAGTTCATAGAGGGCAAAGACGATGAGCAGTGTGAAAATTTGCGATGGTGGATGCGATTTCTCATCGAGTGATGAGTCTGAGTTCGAGTCCATTGGTGTGATACACCCCAATGACTATTGCGTAACTTGCGCGGTGAAAGCGCGGAAATACCTAGCGGAATTGGATTCCCTGCAAGAGATATTGCAGCTTGAGTGGTCAGAAGGTCTGACAGCAATACAATCCAAAGCTGATTTAGAGACGCTTCCTAATGACTGCGTTTGAGAAGTACAAACCAGGGCATTGTCACGTATGCGGTGAGTGTTTGTTTGAAGTTTTAACAACTTATCCATTCGACCATAAATGGTCAGGTATACCTAAAACGCTAGGTCTTCCTTTGGATAAAGCTCTGAGAGTTACACTGCTATTAATAGACGGTAATCGAATTCAGATTACGATGTGTGATACTTGCGTTGATGGTCTAACGCAAGAAAATCTAAAGTTTATCTACAGGAATATTCTCCTTGGTTGGAAAGCTGAGATTGGCGATGAAGCAGAGAAATATAAGTGGTTTAGTGATAAACACCGACAATTCTTGTTGGGCGTAGTGTGTGAAGAGTATTGGATGAACATAGGGTAGCATCATGGTTGATTTAGCGAAGCTTCAAGAGGACAGTGGTGTAAGGCGGACACGTAAGCGCACCCAGAGTTTTAAGATTGACAAGCAAGATGTCGCGAATCGTGTGGTTGAATTCTACGACCATGATATCGGTGATCGCATCGAATTTATGGATATGCGCTTGCAGCGCTACGCAAAATTTAGGTTGTGGAGTGAGAGAAACTCTTTGCCGTGGGATGATGCCAGCGATGTCACCCTTGCGGATATGATGAGTGATTCGCTGAGAATGCAGGACACGCTTCATAACGCAGTGATTGGATTTGATAAACCTGTCGGTGCGACAGCAGTCAGGAAGGAAGAAATTGAAAAGGTTGAGAAGGTTGATAGTTTAATTCATCATCAAATATTTAATGATATGAACGGTGAGGATCTTATTGGTGATCTCGCAGAGACATTTATTAATGACGGTGTCTTTACAATATTTATCCCTTGGGTGCGCGAGGACAGAGAAGTCTCGGATGTGCGAACGTTAGCACCAATACCTGATGATCAGACGCCAAGACAATACTTCCAGAACTTCGTCACTGTTGGCAATCAAGGTGCTAAGATTGAGGAGGAGAATGAGGGCTGGGATTGGACAGTGATAAAACCTGACAGTGAACCAGAGAAAGTATCGTTTTATACAACAGCTGATTTTAAGGTGGAGATGGTAACTGAAAAAGTTGTAAGGGTTTTTGATGGTCCAAGGCCAACCGCTATGGATATTGATGAAGTCCTACATCCTTGGAGAGCGCAGAATTTGCAAATTCCAGGACCGTCTAACCCTGGAGGAAGTTCCCATGTTATTCTAATTGACTATCCCAGCTTGGATGAACTAAAGCGCTTGGTTAAATCCGGTTTTTACGATCAACTCTCAATGACAGAGCTTGAGAAAGTTTTAGAGAGTACTGTGCAGGACCGAGACAATCAGGAGATGAAGGAGCAGAAAGATGCGCTTCAAGGTACTATTGATAATGATGCGAGTAAACCAGAATTTACATCTCACAATAAGTTTACTCGGTTGCGATGTTTTGATCTTTTTGATGTTGATGATGATGGGATCGATGAGGATATGATCTGGTGGGTTATTAAGGAGACAAAAACACTTTTAAAAGCTAAGCGTTTGACGGAGATGTACCCGGCTAATCCACCGCGACGACCTTTTGCAGAGGCTTCGCTCATGCCGGTAAAGGGTCGTAGGTTAGGGATATCTTACCTGGAGATGATTGAAGGACTTCACGATACCACTAAAGAAATTATGGATCAGACCATTGATGCTGGGACACTGGCCAGCTCTCCCTTCTTTTTCTACAAATCCACAGGACTGACAAAACCTGAGTCTATACGTACAAATCCAGGGGAAGGCTACCCGCTGGCCGACCCGAAAAACGATATTCATTTCCCTCAGATACCAAATGCTGGTCAAACCTTTGGTTTGAATATGATGACGATACTCAACCAGCATCGAGAGCGGTTGACGATGGTTGGAGACCTCCAGGCTGGTCGCGTACCGGCTGGTAAGTCGTCTGCCTTGCGTACATCAGGTGGGATTGAGCAATTGCTGTCACAGGCAGAGGCGAGGCCAGAGCGCATACTGCGCAGGTTCTTCATAGGACTCACTGAGATGTACGCTCAAATACATGAGTTAAATCAGCGCTTCCTACCAGACAATAAGAAAATTAGAATCATTGGGACGAAGAAAGAAGGTGAGGACCCCTATCAGACAGTGACGAAAGCCGGTGATATAGCAGGTCGATTTCAATTCACATTCAGTGCGAATGTCTTCAATGCGACGAAAGCCAATCTTCAGACAGCGCTGTCAAGTATCATGCAGGTTATGATATCACCTGTAATGCTGCAAATGGGTATAACAGATCAAGACCACATATACCGTCTTGCAAGAGATTTTATAGCTGCTTGGGGCCAAGATCCTCACGACTACTCAAAAGCACCGAACCCGGAATTTATGAAACCTTCAATTCAGGCAGAGGAAGCGATAACCTCCATTTTGAATGATACTATGCCTGATGGTAGGCCTTTTGAAGGTGCTGAAGGTCATCTAACTATTTTGCAGACATTTATGCAGTCTGTCGAGTTCGGAACACTGACTATTAATCAAGTTGAGATTTATAGGCGGTATCTGGAAATTGTTTCTGAGAAAGCACAGCAAGAGCAGCAACGACAGCAGCAGCAGCAAGCAGCGCAGCAATTGCAATCCAACCAGACTCAGTCTCAAGCTTCAGGTGCTGCGCCCCCTAACATGGATAATGCTAGTTTAAACGAAGGTGAAGTACTAGATAGGAGTCTACCCAGTGCAGGACAAAGTTGATTTTGAAGAGCTTAAAAATAGGTTGCACAAAGAAAGAGGTATTGAAAAAATCTCTTCTTCTACGACAAAGCTGGATACTTTAAGACGTTCAGCTGCTGCTGCAACATTACAAGTTGGATCTCCAGAGTGGGATGTATACCTTTCCTTTGTGACAGGTATATATGAGAATTTAAAGGATCTTAGAAAGCAGGCAAGTATGCAATTGGAGTCACCAAAACTTATTAACTACGAAGAAATTATTCAAAGCAAAATATTTTTTGCGGAGTGTAATTACGGTATGGTATTGCTTGAGGATATTCTTAAAATACCTTACGCAATTATTTGTGAGAGAGAAGATCTTAAAAACAAAAAATCTTTGATACCGCTACCTGAACTACCTAAAACTTTTTGTGAGGAATTATAGAATGAATGAAGATCAAGAACTAGATACTGATTTTGTACCGCCTACAGATGGTTCATGGGTTCCTAGAAATCGTGCTAATGAAATGGTGGATAAAGAGCGCGAAAAAAATACTCAGATTCAGGGTTTATACAATACTGAGCGCGAAGAAAATATTCGATTGAAGGAGCAGTTGAGAACTGCGACTGAAGTCAAGAAACCGACTCAGAAACCTGTGCTTTACACACGCGCCGAGCTAAATAAAGGCGTCGAAGACAACTTAATATCTCAAGCGCAGGCTGATCAGATTTATGATGCGCAGCAAGAGGAAAAGATGGATTTGCGATTTAAAGATCTGGAGTCAGAGATAACACAGAATGTCAGTACTTCAACAATAGTCAACATGCAATATGATGAATATCTAAGCCTGGAGCCTGACTTGCTGGTGGCAGGTTCTGATATACATAAGAAGTTGAAGGCAGAGTTTAACCGCTTGGCAGTGACTTTCGGGGTGCCGAAACCCAATACACCTGAAAACACTAAAATGGAGTTAGCGGCAATGGAGGGTGTTTGCGGTAAATTAGATGCTCTGAGAACCGTCAAAAAGAACGATATAACCTACAAAAACAGGGAAACTAGTGAGGAGACAGAGTCCTATGGCGACACAGATCTCAAGGATGACGCAGAAGGAAAAATTGCGAAAAGTGTTGACAAATCGACGCGAGAGTATTATAGAGACATGATAAAGAAGGGATTCTACAAGAATTGGACCGAAGTTGGTGAAGAATTGAAGTATGCCAACAAGAGAATTTGAAGGTCGCAGGAAGGGATCTCCTGAAGGGACTTGGGTGACAGATTTAGCAGAGTTGTGTAAAACCATAATTCTCTGTTCGCGCTGTACACACAAGTTCGATTACAAAAAGTACCGCTACTATAAACAGCGAGAGTTTCCCTACGTACTGGGTAAGTGCGATGCTTGTAAGAGGTCCGGGAATGCAGATTTATACATTCACGAATCCGAAGTGAAAAAATGTTGGTATGTACAGGAAAGACAAACTCGTAAATGGTTTTAGATAGAGGTATTTATCATGGAGTATTTTGGCTCTTTTAGTGGCCACGCTCCTATCATTAAAAAATTCCAGGTTGGCGAAGCAATGGCAACCTCTGGAGTTCCAATTGTAGTTGCTACAGCCGGTCTTGCTGGACCTGTCTTAGCTTCTACAACAGCAGCAGCTGATATGATAGGCGTGACACTTGACTCACAAGACACGTTAGTAACTGCGCAGCAATCCGATAATTCTGATCCTGAAAGAGTAGTTTCCACAGTAGTAAATCCTGATGCTATGTACAGAGCAAAGTTATCTGGCGGCGCTGCCAACGATACTTCTTTGCTTCAAGCGACAGTAGTCACAGCATCGACAACTGGATTAGATGTCATAACCGGCACTGATTACAGCAATTTTGACGAAGGAAGTATTTACTGCTTCAGCGGTGCAAATACAAACATACTTCGTAGAATTGGTGTTGGTGATGCGACAGATGCAACTGTTGTTGTCGCGTTCCCATTTGACATAGCAATTGGAGATGTATTTCTTCATTTTCCCTTTGATCCTGGTAGTGACCAGTTTGTCCAACTAACAACCACTCTTGATCAGATTGATGCAAGTGCAGCTGTTGATAGCGACAACAACAATTTCCGGGTTATTGAGCTGGAGTTGCGAGATTCTTCTGATGACGGTAGAAATACCAGCTTCGCTGTAATCACTCCTTTTGATCACATGTTCGCTTGCGGCGGCAGCGTATAATAGGGGAAGATTATGTCAGTTCCACATGTAAGTGTTAATTTTGGTGATCTACTCGATCCCCGATTCCAGAAAATATTCACAGAGCGGTACAAAGAATTACCTGATATGCTCTCAACGTTATACAATTTCGAGCCGGATAATGGCCGAAACAATATGATGTGGAGTTCGGTTGGCACCATCCCGGATTTCGATGAGTTCACAGGTACTGTTGGTTACAACTCTCAAAACCAGGGTTTCGATGTAACAGCTACTCACGTAGAGTTTACAAACGGTGTTCAGGTTGAGAGAAAACTTTTTGATGATGATCAATATAACGTTAT